ATTCTTTTAGTCGTCAAGGCCACTATCACAATCGAGTTCATTTACCAATCATGGATCGCAAGAGCAAACTCAACGTTGCTTTTACCGAAGCGGAAGATCACAAGTATCTTGTGTCTCTTCACCGCACGGCACTCAAAGTTGATTTCGCCCTCACGCCCGACGATCATCGCTCACTTGAGCACTTTTATCGTCCGCTCGTGATCAAGGCCGGAACCAACCGCCCCACCGATCATCCCATCGCCGCCGCCCATCAACGCATCGCCCAAAAACTTGCTTACGATTTCGCAAGGAACCATCAGAACATCATCGAAATCGGACCCAATGCCTCGAATTTCTACAACATCGCGCTTGGTAACCCTCTGGCCCACGGCTGCACCAAATTCTCCGCCAGAGACCAATCGAGGCACTTCACCTCCGCTTCCTCCTCCAAACTCCGAGGCCTGCGCCCGTCACGCGAACAAATCGCCAATGTTCAAGCCACGGGACTTGACGCCAAGCTTTACCTTGACCGCGTCAACGCACTCGCCACTGGTATCCCTTCGCACACTTTTTGCGTGGATGGTTTTGAATTCTGCGGATTCCAATCCAAAGTTGCCATTGCAGTCCATTCTTTGTACGACTTAACCCTTGGCCAATTAGCTTTGGGCATGGAGGAACACGGAATTCACCAGATCAAAGCCTGGATGCACATCCCCGTGCAGGCTCTCGAAACCAAGACCTGGACCGATTACGACAACATGTACCGCTTCAAAACCACCGGAAAAGGAGACAAATCAATCATCCATTTCAACTTTCTCGGTGACACCTCTTTCGGGTACGAACATAACCGGGCCGACTGGTTGTCCTACCTCACCACTGGTGCTTTGGACACTCCTTTCGGCTTCGGCATTGCAATCGAAAAGGTGCGACACAACGGCAGTCAATTTGAACTCAACATCACCAGAGTCACTGCCGGCGGTTCTTTCTTTTACCAAGTCCCGAACGAACTCATCAACCTATGCAAAGTCCCGAATTTCACGAAGCTTGCCTTGAACTCTTTCTGCAAAAGACAAGAAATTGAGTATGTCATCACTGACGCTTCAAAAGTTCGGAAACTCTTTGAGTTCATCTATGCTCGCAAGGAGGCTGGATTCAACATAGACACCGTCAAAGCCTACGCTCGCACACTCGTCAACGAAGTACGCCTCGGCGAAAAAGTGGTCGAATTGCACTGGAACGTCACGACGGAAGAATTCACTCAAGTCTGCCTCTCCATCTATTTGCTTGCATGTTTCCAACGCGGGCAAGACCACCACATTATCGGGAAAGCCCTCTCCCACATGGCCAAGAACGGAGAACCCCCGGGCTGGTTTCAAGAAACTTGGAAGAAAATCACCAACTTCCTCGAAAAACACGGATGTTGCTTCAAACACCACCACGAGCAAGACCCAAAGCTCAGCGGACGTTCCCAAAACTTATTCACCCGTGCCCACGTAGAATTCTTCAAAGATTACGATTGCCATAGCGGAACCAAAGAATTCGATTTCCATAAGGAAGTTAATTTCGCTTTCACCCCTCCAGAATTCAAACCTACCATTGAGGACATCACCGCAATCAATGAAAACTCCGCCAAAGAACTCGCGCTCGGTCAAATCATCACAACCAACGCGAAAGAACATCAAACCTGGGGACTTGATCTTGGCGTCCACGCAATCCTTCCAGATGAAATTGCCGCAGACTATATGGCGGAAGAACAACACGCCACCCTCATTATGGAAATGGAAAACGGAGAGCAGAAAGCGCGTGAAGAGGAGAAACCAGACCTCGCTTTTTGTCTCGGATCCACTCTACCCTTCCTGATGAAACACACCCCGAAGAAGCTTCATACCGAGAACATGATCCTCCTCAAAGGTGTGCCTGGTGCCGGAAAAACCGGAAGGATTATGAAATCCGTCATTCCTTCAGTGCAAGGAACGGTGATTGTCCTCTGCCCCACCAGTGAACTCCAACGGAAGTATGCGAACGACCTCGAGGCCCCATCCCGCGCCCTTACTTGTCACAAAGGTCTGGGTTCCATCGAAAGGCTCAACCCCACTCTCGTCATCATCGAGGAAGCATTCACGTTACCGATCGCCTACGTAAACGCAATCGCTTCAAAATACAAAGTCCTCCTGGTTGGCGATCCTCAACAGATCACGCACGTCGATTTCTCCGGGCTTTGGTCAGCCACCACAAAATTGGAAAAGATCATCCAATACATTCCCACCGAAGAAATGCTCGTCTCGAAACGCTGTCCCGTCGACGTCACCGCTCTACCCGTCATACGCCGCGCCTACCCCCAGATTCGTTCCTGTTCCCAAGTCAAGACGTCCATACATCACGTCCATTCCGGTTTCCGACGCGGAGATGCCAAGATCCTAACCATTTGCCAAGCTGAGAAAGCTCGCATCAACGGTCCCCTCGGAGAAGGCAACGCGAACACCGTCGCCGAAGTACAAGGCCAAACTTTCCCTAGCGTGATCCTGCATTACGCCGGTCTCAAAGCTGAACGGGAACTACTTGAACGCTCGCCAAACTACCTCGTCGTCGGGTTGACTCGCCACACCAACCAACTTTTCATCCGAGACGAGACCGCCGGTGAATCGAACGACATCACTCGGTTCATCAATGACTCCGCGCCTGTCTCATTTTATGCTGACAAGTCCAACATCGACCTGAATGCACTAGACGCACTCCCTAACGTCAAACCCATCATTGCCGAGAACACCGACGAATTCCCCATCCCGTACGCCGCCAACAACACCGACGAGAGTGCGTGCGCGATGTTACTCCACAAGTATTTCCCCGCCCCCCTCTTGACGGAACAACAAGCCACCATGACCACACACCTTGACCATGGCGATGACATGA